ATGCCTGTTGCAGGTAATGTCGTAGTTTTTTTAACTTTTAATGGTGCTTATGTAGCTTTTGGTGGTTCTTATATTTATGTAAAGGTTGGCGGAACAACTTATTTTACTGGTTACAATAACTCTTCAGGTGGGGTGTATATAACGATGCAGGTTGTAGCTGCGGTTAAAATTAGTCTGCCTTCAGGATCTTCCACTGTAGTAGGAGAATTACAGGCTTATGATGGAAACCAAGAAACTCAATCAGCAAACATTACTGTTTTAGGAACTTTGCGATGATTAAGTATGTTATCTATGATAATGCTACCGGCAGAATTATTACCTGGGGTGAAGCAACAAGTGCTTCGGTAGATGGTATACCAGAGGTTGCAGGTCAAACTGTATTAATTGTTTCTGAGTTAGCAACTTGTGATACACATTATGTAGATAATGGGTCTTTAGTAGCAAAAACAACTAAACCTTCACAATATCATGTGTTCAATTATACTTCTAAACAATGGGAAGCAGACACGGCACGTTGTTTAGTTTTACTACGTAGAGAAAGAGATGGGTTACTAACAAGATGTGATTGGACTCAAATAACAGATAATCAATTGTCGGATAGTAAGAAAACAGAGTGGGCTACTTATCGACAACAACTAAGAGATTTACCTTCAAGTTACTCTAACTTAAGTAATTTAGCAGATGTTACTTGGCCTACAGCACCAGAGTGATATTATATAAAGAACAGCAACTACAATTAGTTTATGATGAGTATCGTAAATTGCATATTAGGAAGAATGTACCTTTTTTAACTTTAGAGGACTTTAGAACCTTGTATGAATTTATGGCACATGAATTTTATATTGTTGACGACACTTAGTCTTTGTATCTTAATTTTAATAGCAGAGAACTCTAATCCTGAAGGTATGAAAAAATTTTGGCGTTATGTAGCCAAAGGTTTAAAAAAATACTGGAAAGCATTAAAAGAGTGGGAATCTGGTAATTAGATATTGTATAATATTTTTAAATGAAAAAACTTCTCTCCTTAAGTGGCTGGATGCTACTCGGAGTTATAGGAGGTATGCCAATAACCGTTCAGGCAGCACAAACAGGTGACTGTACTATGGGTACACAGTATTGTGAGGGCAATAGTTTAAACACTACTAACTCTACTACTACGACAAATACCAATACAAATAATAATACGAACACAAATAATAATACGAATGTTTCTACTAACACTAATACCAACACCAATTCAAATACTAATATTAGTACTAGCAATAGCACTGTTAATTCTACTGCTACTCAAACTGTAACAAATACTAATACCAATAATTCTACTAATACTAATACCAGCACTAGTACTAGTAATGTTAGTACCAGTAATCAAAACGTAAACACTAATAACAATACTGCGGTAAACACAAATAACAATACATCTACTTCTACGCAAAAAATAGAACAAGATATTAACTCACCACCTGCTTCTGCTATTGCACCTAGTATCATGTCTTACTCACAAGACTTATGTACCACTGGTGTGTCAGGGGCGTTCCAGGGTCAATTGTTTGGGTTTTCTACGGGTAAATCTGTACGAGATGAGAACTGTGAACGACTAAAATTATCTAAATACTTATATGACACTGGTATGAAAGTAGCTGCAGTTGCTATTCTTTGTCAGGATCCTAGAGTATTTAAAGCTATGGAAATGGCAGGTACACCTTGTCCATATATGGGCAAGATAGGAGAAAAAGCAACAGTAGCTTGGTCTAGTAATATGAAAGATCGCCCTGACTACATAGAACAAAAAGCAAAATACATAGCTAGTTGCACTAAAACTAAAACTCTTAGGGGAGTGAAAAAAAGCCGACGTACTTGTGAAAAAGAATTTAATAATTCTTAGTCTTTTAATTAGTAATTTTTCTTTTGCTAATTATATCTATGAAAACAATCAACCACTATTTGATTTAAAAACAAATGATATAGCTACTTCTCATAATTTAGGTGTAGGGGATGATCGAGTATCTTCTGTTTTTAATTTAGATTTTACTTTTACTTTTTATGGCGTAGATTTTACCACTGCAAGAATGGCCACTAACGGTTGTTTGCATTTTGGGTCTTCAGGAGGTTACTGCAATGATTACACACCTGATCCATTACCTGAGATTACATATAGTTTATATCCTTTCTGGACTGATTTAATACGAGATAATGGTTCAAAAGTATTAGCTAAAAATTTTACTGACAAAAGTGTATTTGGTTGGTACGACTTACGAGAATATAACAGAGGTAATACCGATAATTCTTTTGAAGTTATTTTATGGAAGTCAGATGACAGTTTTGAATTTAGATATGGCGGTTTAAATATAATTAATCATGATGTGTTGATTGGTGAACAAGGAAAAGCAAACGAACTTTACACTTATTATTATCACGATCAGTGTGGCAAAGGCACAACTAATAGCTCTTCGTGTGTAAGTCAAACATGGAATAACTCTGCTATGAACTCTGCGTTAGAAAACGGTGGGAGTTTATATGGAGTTAGTTCAGGTAATAGTGTTGACTGTTCTAATCCACTTAACGATCCTACTTGCCCTGGCTATTGGGAAGCTTTTGATGACCAACAATGTGATTTAGACCCACAGTATGCGCCTTTCTGTCCAGGCTATAGGTTTGAACAAGATATTGGTTATTTTGTGCAAGAAGAAGAATTTGATTATGGTTTTGTTGATGAACAAGACCTTATGGCTATGGGTACTTTTGTTGAAGAGCCAGAAATTTTCTTTTATGAAGAAGAAGTATTTTTACAACCTATATTTAGGGAAGAAGAAGTTTACTTAGACCCACTGCCAGACATCTATGAGTTACCAATTGAGCTAGTAGTTTTAACACCTTTTGAACAACCTTTTGAGCTAACCATGCGTTTAGAAGAAGAGTTTTTTCCTGAAGAAATAATAGAACTAGAAGAAATAGAAGAGTATTTTGAGCCTGAATATGAGGAAGAAGTTGAAGAACTAGTAGCAGAACTAGAAGAACCTGAAATAGAAGAAGTAATAGAGATAGAAGTAGAAGCTGTAACAGTAGGTAAAATAGATGAAAAGTCTGGTATTACTCAAACTCAATTAGATGTAGTAGCACAAACAGTTAGTGCTGCAGCTAACAGTGTTAGTGGCACTACTGCAGGCACTGAGGTACATGCTACTAGTAGTAATAGTTTTGATATGAGTATAAGCACTAGTGGTGGGGGTATGCAGAACATTACCGAGCTAGGATCTGAATCAGTTGTAACAACTACGATTAGTGTAGCTGTAAACAACACAGAACAGGTCTCGGTAGACAATGTACAGCAAGTAGATAAATCAGAAGCAGATACAATTGCTGATAATATCATTGCTCAAAATTTAGAAGATCAAGCAGAACAAGTTATTGAAGAACGTGCTACTACTGATGAGTATGGTGATGAAGCTAATTTAATCGCTTACATCAATTACTTACCAGGATTTGACATGTACACAAAAACCATTATGTTAGATAAGACTAGTTGGTATGAGAGTAAAGTTATCTATCCAGTAAGTTTAGTAGATAACACTGCTGCTTTTACTAGCTTAAGTGGGAATAGTTTCAACAAATTAAACAAAATGATAAACTTACAACCTAACTTATGAGGTATTTATGGACTGGTTAAAAGGTAAATTAGGACAAGTTATTGCTGTTGCAGCTTTAGTCAGCACGATTGCTGGGTTTGGTTATGCTGGTGCAGGTTATGTAGCTAGACTAGAAGCAGTAGAAAAAAAGTCTGGAGTTTCTTACGCTAGTCAATTAAAAGCCTTAGATAATATGGACAATTCTTTAACGCAAGATATTATAATGTTACGTGGTGAGATAAAAACATTACGTAATGAGTTAGATATTTTATCTAACCAAGTATTAAGAATTGAAAACAAACAGGATGACACAGGGAATCCTTTAACACAGTAGAGGTAAATATGAGTGCAACTAGAATAAAAACAGATAAGGGCGAAGGCGATATCAACGGCATGAAAACTGCTGAAAAAAGACTTGAACCTAATCTTCAACAAGGTAGTGCTAATGAACTAACTGTAGCTCAAAGAAAACTTGACATGAATGGTGACGGTACTTTAACCGGAATTGATTTTCAAATGTTAGGTAACAAGAGTAAAAAAAGAACAGCGTAATGTCTAGAAGAAAAAAACCTTCTATGAAGGTAAAAAAGAAAGCGTTGACTAAACGTCAGGACAGCGCTATGAAACGTCATTCAAAGCATCATACTGCTAAACATATGAGGTATATGAAACGTCGTATGCTGATGGGTGACACATTTAGACAAGCCCATAAAAAGGCACAAAAACAGGTAGGTACATAATGGCAGGAAAAAGAAAAACTACAAAAAGAAAAAAGAAGGGTGGCGCTAAGCCAACTAACCCAGCTTTATATGCTAGAGTAAAAGCAGAAGCTAAACGTAAATTTAAAGTGTATCCTAGTGCTTACGCTAACGGTTGGTTAGTGCGTACGTACAAGAAACGCGGTGGCGGGTACAGAAGTACGTAATGGCTAATACTAAACCCAAAGGAGGCTTAACAGCTTGGTTTGGCAAAGGTAAAAAAGGTGATTGGGTGGACATCGGTGCACCTAAGAAAAAAGGTAGATATCAAGCTTGCGGGCGTAAGTCAGCAAAGGGTAGCAAACGAAAGTACCCGAAATGCGTACCACGGTCCAAGGCCCGTAGTATGACAGCTGCACAAAGACGCAGCGCGGTAGCTCGTAAGCGTAGAGCAGGAAATCCAGGAGGTAAGCCTACAAACGTAAAAACTATAGTAAAGAGGAAAAGACGTGGCACAAAAAAGAAGAAAAAGTAAAATGCCTGCTAGAAACAAGAAGAACTTCCGTCCTACGAAGTCTGGCGCTGGTATGACTAAAGCTGGAGTAAAAGCCTACAGACGTTTAAATCCTGGCTCTAAATTAAAAACAGCTGTTACTGGTAAAGTAAAAAAAGGCAGTAAAGCTGCTAAAAGACGTAAATCATATTGTGCTAGATCATTAGGGCAATTGAAAAGAAGTTCAGCTAAAACTAGAAACAACCCTAATTCTAGAATTAGACAAGCACGTAGACGTTGGAAGTGTTAGATAGTAAAATAAAGACATGATAAATAGACCATTAAAATACAAAGAACCGCACACGTATAAAGACATTTGTAAGAAAAAATATTCTACAGTGCCTAATCATGATGGTTCTGTACCGGGTGAAAAACAATCTATTTTTGTTGACACTCATTCTGATAAGACTTTTAAAAACACTAAAGCGGAGTACTAATATGTATCATAAAAAAGGTAAGAAACCTATGAAGAAAAAAGGCATGACTAAAAAAGCCAAGCCTATGAGAATGAAAAAAAGAAGAGGCTACTAAGCTTTTCCTGCGTTTTTATTTCTTTTAAAAGACCTGTTCTGACTTCTATGCGACACAAATAAATTCTGTGGGTCGTTATTCATAGGGTTTCCATCTCTATGATGTATATCAAATTCACTACCTTTTGAAACTCTACCACTACGTAAAGCTGCACGCCTTGCTTTGTTACGCATAGCACGCCTTTTCTTTTGTTCTGGAGTTCCTTGGTAGCGAGCGTATTCTTGTTTGTAGTTTCTAGACATTAATATTTAGCAGTAGGGTGGTCTTTAGGTATAGTATTATTTACTACTATTCTAGGTATTGGACGGGAGTCACCTTTTATTTGTTTTATTTGATAACCAGCTGCGGCATTTCTTATATTTATAAGTTTACGTTTAACTTCTGGCAAACTAAACCAGTATGTAGAGTCTGCTTCAAAGTCATGTCTACCACAACCTTTACATCTTTTATCTCCAAACTGGCGCACGGTACACCACCCAATACAGGGCGAATCAGCTAAACTTGTACACTCACCACGTAATGCAGAGAGGTTTTTTCCGCTCATGTACCATATTCTACACACATTTTTGTTAATTTGGCTACAAAATCTTCGAATGTCATGCTATCTTCTAAGAACTCGCTTGTTAAATATTTATTAGCTTTTTCAAAGTCTTGAGTCATAACTACTAGGTTACCTACAGCCAATACTAAATAACACGGCACACTTTGTTTGTTACGTTCTATAAGCCAGATAGCTTGTTGTGCAGATAAATTAAAATTTATAAGAGTTGTGTCACGTTTAGGTAATTCTTTTTTAAATTTGTACTCTACAAAGCAATGGCCAGCTGGTCCTGAATAGAAACAGTCAGGCACACCCCCATGATAAGAATCATTTATTTTCCATTTATAAATAGAAATAGGTAATTTTTTGTGGATTTTAGTTATGAACTGTCTCTCCTGCATGGAGAGAGTATACTTGATTTGCGTACAAGCCGCGACAAGATCTGTCGCAGCATGTACAACAACTACTTAAGAAGTAGATTTAGAGACTTTGTTATAAGTTTCTTTTGCAAACTCATAGTCGTCTTCAGTTACCCAACCTTGATTTTCTGCAGTTAGGTTATAGAACTTTTGTGAAGCTCTATTTTGCGTTTGTAAAGAACTCAATTTCCATAACGCACTAAAACGATCTCCTCCTAGTTGTCCAATTTGAGTATTCCACTCACGTGAAACTCTCAACTTAGATGAAGCAAAGTCCATAAGAAAAGGAGTTTTAATTAACTCACCTGTCTCAGGATCTTTACGAAGTAAGAGATGTGATTGAGTCTGAATAATCTCATGATCGTCAGCTTTCAATCCTTGGTCTGCAAGATACTCTAGAGCATCTGCTTGGCTACTGTATGTACCAACCAGACCTCCTCCAGCGTCTCTTTTTTTCCAGAGTACAAAGTCTTCTTTAAAATGTAAGTTAATAACATACATCTCAGTGCCATAATTTTCATTAGTAACACTGTTTAAGAAATGACCTGGCTCTGCACCATCAATGTAAGCGTCGTGGTTTTTATCCACTTCGCTATGCATTTGTTGCATTAGCTTTACTCTAGGGGTTTGTAAATGCTCAGCACCGACATTTTCGTTACCAAGCCCAGATGCCTCTTTTACGTGCGTAGGCACTGTATTAGAGACTAGTGATATAGCATTTTCGCTCATTGTTCACCTTTCATTTTTCTTGTTTAAATTTACTTACTACGGTAATTAACCCTAGTAAGCTCCGTGGGACTAACACCAGGCACAGCTTGTGCCATAGCGAGAAGTTCCCTATAAGCTGTAGCTGACATACGTTTTTGTAGCAACTCAGATTGACCTGTGTCAAATATGTGCTGCCATAAAGCGTCCCAGTCAGTTACAGTTGGTACAATTTCTTTTTTAAGAGAAATCGTACATGCATCGTTGCCAGTTTGGGTAAGACCTTGTCTTTCCATATCGGCAGCAATTTCGGCTTCTAAAGCATTTTGTACTTGCTTTAGTTTCTTTTCTTGTTCGAGAAGTTGTTTAAGTTGCAAACGTGTGTCTGCAAGCATATTCATCTTATCGTCAAGATTAGGTTTAGTTTCTACTATATTTTCCATAATACCTCCTAGTATTGTTAATGTAGTTTTGTTGTAGAATCGTTTTCTGGATTGAAATTTGTAACTAATCTAACCCCATCTGTAAGCTCTACAGCAAAGAGTGCAGCTTCTTGCACTATTGTTGGTAGATCTACATCTTCGTTTAATGGGTAATTACTAGCTATTAGTTCTGATAAAGAATAGATTAAAGCAGTAGCTAAAACAGTATTATCTTGTTCTATTAGTTTATCTAATTCTTCTTGGGGTAATCGTCCTAAATTTAAGACTTTTTTACGTTGTGACATAATACTCATACTATACCTCATGCCGCTGTTTTTTGTAAGTTAGTCAAAATTGTAAGTAAACTTTCCATACGATTTAACTTACCATTTAGTTTTTCATATACTTCTTTTTCCCAAGTATTTCTTGCAGATATAAGTATTGTTTCTGTTTTTTGAGTTTGACCAGAACGATGAATACGTCTGTTAAACTGTTGAAAATGTTCTGCATTATACGTAGGACTGCACCAAATTATTGTATTAGCTTTAGTAAGAGTTAAACCATGACCTGCTGATTGAGGATGGGCAAACAATACTTTAATTTGGCCTGCTTGAAATCGTTTAACAATATCAGAACGTTTGTGTGCAGGTACAGAACCATCAATAACTTCATAAGTATAACCACGTTTTTCTGCAATACTTACTAGAGCATCGCGTTCATGTTTCCAATTAAAAGAAACTAATGAGTGTTTACGTACATCAACTAGATCCATTACTAAGTCGTAACGTTCTTGATGAAAATATTGAGTAAGACCGTTTTCGTCATACACCCCACCACTAATAAGTTGTAATAACTTTTTAACTCTAGCTCCTGCGTTTACAGCATTAATGGTCCCTTGTTGTGTGTACAACACAGAATCTTCTGCTAGTGTTTTGTACATGGCAGCTACCTGGGGAGATAAGTTTGTATAAATAGTTCTAACAATATTGTCAGGTAAATCTATGCAATCTTCTAGTTTATGTCGTATGGTGATGTCTTTTAGTAAGTCTGCTACAGTTTCTTCAATGTCTGGTTTATCTATCCAAACATTAGCAAAGCCATTAAATTGTGGCGTGCAGACTTGGTTACGATACGAATAATATCGTTTACCTAAACGAGCTCCATCGTCTATTAGATAGACTGGATGCCAAAGATCAAGAATACTATTGGTGTTAGGAGTACCAGACATCCCGACACGGCGTCTGAATAAGGCTGATAAAGCTTTGATATTTTTTGACCGTTTAGCGTCTTTATTTTTAAAAGCAGTAAACTCATCGATTACTAAGTTGTTAAAATTGGTTAATAACTGTTGATTTTTTACTAAAAAATTAACGGCTTCAAAGTTTGTAATCACCATATCTAGTGACTCATCTTCAAATACTTTTTGTCTATTTTTAGCGTAGGCAACACCGTATTTAATATTAGGCTGAAACTTCTTTATGTCATCAACCCAAGCTGCTTCAAGTATGGATAACGGTGCTAAAACAAGGGTCTTGCCACCCCACTTAACATGTGCGTCTAAGACGGACCTTGTTTTTCCTGTGCCAGGGTCTGAAGTAACTAAACAACAAGGATTGTTTGTGATGAAGTTAGTTGTCTCTGCCTGATG